GCGCTTCCGGAAGATCGCGGCCGCCGCGTGGCGCTCGCAATAGCCTTCCCAGACGTGGTCGTACTCGGCCTGCAGCTCGGACCGGAGCTCGTCGTCCGTCGCCGCGGCGATGCGGTCGGCCAGCTCCTGGCGGTCGGCGTCGAGCTCCGGCGTGAACCAGGGGTTATCGTCCCAGTTCACCTTCACGATCCGCGCGCGCGGCGAGGGCGAGACCACGAAGCGCTTGTAGGTCTCGTCGCTCTCGAGGCGCGGATTGAACACGACCCAGATCTCGGACCCGGGCTTGCGGATCGTCGGCACCAGCTGCCGCCAGCTGTTCGCGCTGATGCTCTCGCCTTCCTCGATCAGGCAGAGGTCCGCGGCCTCGAGCGACTTGATCTTGCCGGGGTCGGTGCGGACGCCGAAGAAGATGAACTCGGAGCCGTTGGCCCCGTAGATCCCCTTGTCCTGAATCCGGAAGAAGTCCGACCAGCCGAGGTGATTGATGCGATCGCTGAGGAGCCGGTGCACCGATTCCTTGATCGACGACTGCACCTCGCGGATGCACACCACGCGCAGCGGATGGCGGCGCGCGAGCACCGACGCCATCCCCGCGAAGCCCCACGACTTGCCCGAGCCGCGGCCGCCGTAGCCGACCTTGTAGCGGCTCGGGATGTACTCGACGCGGCCTTCAGTCGTCTGGCGTAGGAACAGGTCCCGGAGCTTCGGAGCTAGGAGCGCAGCCGGGACCGCCATCAGGCATCTCGAAGCCGAAGTTGATAATCACCGCCGGCGTGGTCGGGAGCGGTGCGCCGTTCGGTCCAGAGTGCTCGATTCGGTCCGGCGTGATTCGCAGGTACTTGGCCAGCGCATTCAGCGCCGCCGTCTTCTCCCAGCGCTTGACCTTGTGCAGGTTGCCAACCCGCTCGCGCGCTTCGCCCCTGCCCTCGAAGAGCTCCTCGACCTCGATGCCGGCGACAGAGGCCGCGGCCATGTCGTCCCACTCGGACGGCGGCTTGAGGTTGCCGTTTTCGTCGAACAGCGTGCGCGCGTCCGAGAACGCGATCGCGGCGTACTCCATCAGCACGCGGTCGGCACGAATACCGGCACCGCGGAGCTTGTCGTCGAGCCGCTTCTTGAGCAGTTCCTGCACCCGCGGCCGGGCGAGAAGCTTGCACGCGGCAGCATCGGGCCGCGTGCCCTGGAACCCCGCGCGGCTGATCGCGGCCGCGCCGTTATGGTCGACCAGGTACTCCTCGACGAAGCGGCGCTCGCGCGCGTTCACCTTCAGCGATTCGGCCATGGCGGTTCACGTCACCCGGTTCGGCGTGACGTGCTTGCAGCGCGCGGTGCGCTTCAGGTTCTCGGCCCGGATGGCGCGAAAGTCGCCCGGCGGTTCCGGCCGGTCTGCGAAGTACTCGCGCACGACTCGCTGTGTCTGCTCGTCGGACGGGCAGCGCAGGCGGTCGGGGAACATGGGGATCGGCGGATTGCAGTGGCTAGATCGCCACGGTGCGGAACATACACCGGTAATTATGCGCATAACAACTTGTGCCCAACGAGCTCCCTGGCGATCCGCAGCGCCTCGAGGAACTGGCGATAGTTCATGCGCGCCGATTTGGCTGAGGCGACCGCGTTGTAGCGAACGCTCGAGGCATACCAGATCTTGACGACGCGCAGGTATTTCGGCGGCAGCGAAGCGATCGCGCGGTCAGTCTCGGCGACGGCTTCCGGGATCTCGGTGGGCGGCCGACCTCCCTGCGCGGCGCCGGTGAACCCCTCCTCGATGACCTTGCCGAGCATCGTCCGCTTCGGCCAGCCATTGTCCGCGGATGACGATAGCGCCCAGTCCCCCCACGCCGCCAAGCGCTCATCTGCGATCCTCAAGTCCGACGCCAATGGTCTCGCCATGGTCCCCTCGAGCTAGCGTGTCGTTGCGGCGCGGAGCTGGTCTGTGAGGTTCTGGATCGTCGCGCAGAGCAGCTGTTTCTCGGCGAGCAGCCGCCGGACATGACTGACCTGCACCGCGAGCTCCTCGCGGGTCGCGGCGAGGCGGCTGTGCAGGCGCTCCGCGGTATCGATCCGATCGGCATACCGCGCGAGGTCGTTGCTCATCGTCGTCAGCCGGGTCGATGTCGCCACGGCGGCCGAGTGGATCTGCTGCAGCAGCTCCTGGCCGAGGACTGGCGCCGCGGCGCGTTTCTTCAGGGACATGGTGGAGCTCCTCGTGTGCAGGCGTTTGCACTGAGTCGATGCAGCACACGCTGCGTGAACGCGATGGCCTCACCGTTCGTGACCATCGTTTGCTCGAACCGGATGACGTTCCAACCGAGCTGGGCGGCGGTTGCGTACTTGCGGCAGTCCTCTCTGAAGCCTTCCGGATTCGCGTGCCGTCCGCTCGTAACGATCTGGCCGCCGATGCGCCGCACGATGAGGCCCTCGATCTCTACGGCCAGCATCTGTTCTGCGAACGCAAAGTCGAATCGCCATTGACGGCCGATTGACTGCGCGAACCGATGATTACGCTCGAAGCCCGGCAGCTTGTAGGCCCGGCACTGAAACGCGAAGAGATCCTCGAAGCGCTCGCGTTTTGACTTGGCGTCAGTGACGGCGAGGAGCGTCATGGAATATGCGCCCATGATTCGCGCCGAAGAATGCTGAGAACGTTTCGGCCGGAAATGCCGTAGCGAACGCCGATCTCCTTTCGAGTCTGGGTATCACCAATGGCCCGGATCTCACGCACCTGCTCGACGGTGAGCTTCGTTGTCGGTACTGGCGCGCGCCGTCCCTTGCGCACGGAATCCTGCGTATTTTGCAAATTCGTGCCTGGGGTCAAATGGGACGGGTTGCAGCATCGTGGGTTATCGCACGAGTGCATCAGTACGAGACCCGGAGGGATGGCCCCGACGGCGAGCGTGTAGGCGACTCGGTGTGCCTTGCGTTCTGGCATGACGGCGCATCGTGCGATCTCGCCGTAGCCTTTCGCGTGCGTGGGCCCTGACCACGGCCAGCAATCGCTCGCGTTGCGAATTGCTACGCGCGCCCAAAACGCTGCCTCGTATTCCCGCAGCGTCCGAGGAGCCAAGCGCCCGAGAGAATCACGCGGCCGTAAGCGCGTGAACGCTGAACGATCTATCAGTTCCCTCCCCCGCATCGTCAGTTGACCTCGGTGCTCGCAGGTGTGCGACGAGTGCGGCCGGACTTCTTCGCGAACAAGTCCTCGGGATGCTTCGGCTCTTCGGGCTTCGCGCCCATCTGCAGCGGCAGCTCGTCCTGCTTCTCGGTCTTCGTCGCGCGCTTGCCATCGGTGATCTCGATCGAGATCTCGTGGTTCATGTACGCGCTGAGCTGGCCGATGATCTCGGGCGCCGGTGTTGCTTGGATCTGCAGCGACATCGCCGTGAGGCCACCGGGCTGCAGCGCGAGGGAGACACGCGCGAGCTTCACGCCCTTGAGTTCGATCAGCGTGGGCGCGAGTCCGACGTGCAGCTGCACGAGCGCGTCCTCGAACTTGTCGCGCAGCGCGAAGGCGTTGAGCTGCGGGAATGCAGGCTCGACGAAGCCGGTCGCGTCCTTCACAAACAGCAGATCGTGCGCGCGCGGATCCTCGAGCAGCGCGTTGAGCTCCTCGGGCTCGAGCATGATCGACGCGACTGCGATGTCACAGGCGGGGACATCCTCGTCGCCGTGTTTTTCATTGCGCACGTTGACCGAAGATCCAATCTTCGCGCTGCGTCTCGTGATGGTGAGCATGGTCATCCCCCGTTCAGTGGTAGTTGCGGTTGCTTCGAATCGAGCTCGCACACGGCGACGGCTTCCTCCGGCGTCGCCTTGTCGCCCAGGTGCTTCATCGGCGCAGTTGCGGTTCTCGCGCGCCACGCCTCGTACCGGACCGGATTGCAGCGATCAAAGCGCAGCACGTAGTGCGTGTCGTTCCTGATCGCGTACGGACCGTTGAGCTTCCAGCCAGGGAAGTCGGCGAGCTTCAAGCTGCGATCCACATCGGCTTCGGGCTCGCGTTCGTGCGGCCGATCGCGTAGCGCCTGGTACCGTCGCCGTTCGTCGCGTGCTTGAGCAGGCCCTCACGCTTCGCGCGGTTGAGAGCAGCTCCCCATGCGCGCGGCTCGCGCGGCTTCAGCTCGAGCGGCGCGATCGCGACGGCGTCCTCGACGAGGAACGGCTGACGCTGCGCGGTGAGATGGCCGTAGCGCGACAGGAACTCGGCCGCCCTACCCGTCCAGTCGTCGCTCTGACGGTCAGCTGCCTCGCCAGCGCGCGCGATCGCGTGGGTGCGCGGGTGCTGCCGGTCACCGTTCCTCACCGGCTGGGGCGCGGCTCGGTGCCTGACGATATCGGCTGGCAGGGTCAGCAGGTCGAGCTGGTTCATGGGGTTGCGCCTCATCAGTTCACTTTCTTCGCAGCAGCGACGGCCGCGATCTTTCGAGCGAGTTCGGCCTGATTTGCGGCGTTTTCGGTCGCCGCTTTGCGTATTTCCGCTGCAACTTCGTCGTCAGTCGGTGGCGTGGTGATCTTCGGCGCGCCATTTGGCCTCCCAGCTGGCTTCGGGAGATCCCATGCCTGAGCCCATGGCTGGTCGACGTCCGAGAAGAACTTCTCGGGTCCCTTCACGTACTGGGTACCGGTGTTGCCGGTGGCGTCGCAGTAGCGGGCGTAGCGCTCAGCCCCTTCGCGGAGCTGCTGCCAAGTGGCACCGTCGTTGATCCGGTTCGCCATGGCTCGCTGAGCGAGGAGCCAGTTGCAGGCTCCGGCCCGGGCGGGGTATCGGATCTTGACCTGTTCGAACTCGGCGTAGTCGTCCTCCCTCACGGTCGCTTTCGCGAGTTCGCGCGAGAGCTCCTTCGATCCTTGGTCCTTAGATCCTTCGATCCTTAGATCCTTAGATCCCCCGACGAACGTTCGCGAGGGTGTCGAGAGGATTCGCGAGGATTCGCGAGGCTCAGGGATGCGTGAACGCGAAGGCTTGTCTATCTTTTGGTGATTCAACCAGTTACAAATCGCGAGGTATCGCGAGCCATCTGCGTCGTACTGTTGGATGCACCCCTCTGCCTCCAATTCGGCCAACCAAGAATCAATCTCATCAAGGGTCAGCTCGTCGTATGGAAATAGCAGTCCCTTGAGAAGCCTCGCGCCTCCTCGCGAGCGTCCCGCGTCGTCGCACAGGGTCCACAGGAGGATGAACAGAAGACGAGCGTCGCGGCTCACCCGGCCCATGCTTTCGGACTGGGGGAACTCGGGCTTGATAGTGCGGATGCGAGCCATCAGCGCTCCCGCCTGGCGAACGGAAGGTCGCGTGCGGGCGCCTGATCGGACGACTCCGGGCCACTCCTCGCTGTCCCGGGGTGGTCCTGATCGCCATCGACTAGCTTGGCGGCGCGATGAAACTCACGATCCACGATCGCCACAATCTCTCGCTCGACGAACGCGGCGAGCTCGATGTCGTCGATGGCGCAGAGCCGTTTCAGGCGGGCATGGGAATCGGAGTCGAGATAGAACCGAACGTCCTGACGCGGGAGGCTCATGGATTACGTCGACTCCCCTGCCCAAAGAAACAGCCGCTAGGCGGCGGCTTGCTGACGGAAATAGCGCGCGAGCTTCTCGACGTAGGAAACGCCCGGATCCTTGACCTCGCGGCGCGCGATCTTGCGCACAGTCGAGAGTGCGATTCCGGAGCCATCCGCCACCTCGCGAAGACGCCCGTTGCAGGCCTCTAGGCGGGTCATGACGTACTCGTACAGACCGTCTGATTCGCTCATGGCGGCCGATCCTATGCCCTATTTAGGGCGCCTGCAAGCCGGATCAGGGCAGGCGGGTCCGGTAGCGTTCCGATCCATGGCAGATTCGCGCACGCGCAAGCAGGTCGATCGGACCACTAGATCGATCTTCTACGAGAACTTGCGGCACGGCCTCGCGGCCAACGTGACTGAGGCGGACGATGCCGCCAAAGTGCGCTGGCTGGTCGCGCATGGCGTCACGCGCGGGCATGCGCAGCGGCTTGTTGGATTCCTGTCCGAAGATGACATGGCGGTCGTCCAAGGGCCCAGCATTGACCTGGTCGGGCTTCTCGCCCGGGCATTTGGTGTCACGACGGCGCAGTTCTTGACCCAGGGATGGCGGTTTACCACGATTGGAGAAACGCAGGATTTGGCGTATCCAAAGGTTGCCGACGCCCCGAGGGAGGGGCTTCAGCGATATTCAGGTCGCGTGCCTACTCGAGGCCGCGGTAGATGACATAACTGCTAAGGGAACGACTGAGTGACGGCGCGCAAAATCGCTCTCTCGCTTGCGCTCCTCTCCGCAGCCGCGATTGCCGCGCCGCCGCATGAGCTCAGCGAGGACGACTGGTTTGCCTCGGGTCTGAAAGGCGAGCTTCTATCGGTCGCGGGGATCACGCGGAAGGAGCCCTCGACCGACGTCGTGGTCACGATAGTCAAGTTTTGCTCGGAAGAGGCGTTTTTTCAGGTCGGCCGCGTTCCCGAGCAACTGGTGCCATCCGCCGCCGCCGCCGCGAAACAGTCCTACGATCACGCGAAGATTGCGTTCTGGCAGGTATGCGATCAGCGCGAGGCGACCGCGTATCACGCGCTCGTGACCGGGCTACTCGCGTCAGCGCCGCCGGACATCAAGAAGCAATGCACGACGATTGAAGGCACGCGGCGCTTCTATTCGTGGATGCAGCAATGCATCGCGACCGAAACGAGGCTACGCGCACAGCGCTAGCACTGTTGCCCTAATCAGGGTTGACAGCGCCCTAAATAGGGCATAACGTCCGCTCCAAGGTCACAGACCAAGGAGCCCGACGTGACACCGAACGAAGTCCTGACGCTGAACCACCTGGTCGACGTGCTGCCCGCCGTCGTCATGCTGCTCTGCATCCTGCTGATCGTCGGCGGCATCGCCGCCTGGGTGTTCGGCTCGATCGCGCGCCTTGGCGGCGACGTCATCGAGAGCCCGGACCCGACGTGCTTTCGCTCCGGCTCGAAGGAAGAGTTTCAGCACCAGCTGCGCTCGGGCGATGCGCTAGCGCATGGCCGCCGCGATCCGCAGCGCACGCCGATCGTCGGTGAGGCGATCTCGGGCTGGCGCAGGGGCCGGGCGTGAGCGACTTCCCCCACATCGACGGCGCCAAGGTCGAGCGCGCGTTCATGCGCGCGACCTGCCTGCAGCTCCACGAGGAGGCCCAGGCCGCGGCGCGCGCCGGCGAGCTGGAGCTCGCGGTCCGCTACTTCGACCGGGCGGCCGAGCTTCACTTCCGCATCAAGCCGCAGCACCAGCTGCCGTGCTTCCTGCGGCCGCAGGCCTACGCGTGATCGCCCACTACACGCGCGGCGGCGCGACGCCTGAATGGCTCCGGGAGATGGCCGAGATGGCCCACGACTCGGAGCCGCGGCCTGACCACGCCGAGGAAGAGCGCGACGCATACGCCGACGAGGCGCGCGCCGAGGCCCATCACCGCGAAGAGCGCGACCGCTGCGAGCGCGAGACCGGGAGACCGAGATGAATGCACCTGCCTACGACGTCGCCCTCCACCTGACCGGCATCGGCTCCTCGAGCGCGGCCGCCTGCGCCGGCGTCAGCCCGTACCGGACCCAGCTCGAGGAATACAACCGGTTCGTCACGGCGATCGAAAACGGCCCGCGCGCCGCGAACGAGTCGAACATCGACCCGGAGAAGGCGTTCTTCGGCCACGCGATGGAGCCGGTGATCGCCCGGGCGTTCGAGCGCGAGACCGGCCTGCGCGTCCGCCGCAACGCGAAGACGTTCCGGTCGAAGGCCCACCCGCACCTGATCGCGACGCCCGACTCGTTCATCCTCGGCCAGCGCGCGATCCTCGAGTTCAAGACCGCCGGGCTACGCACGATCCGGATGTGGGGCGAGGAAGGCACCGACGAGGTGCCGATGCACTACCTGATCCAGGTGGCGCACCAGATGGCCGTCGTCGACTACGACAAGGCGCAGCTCGCGGTGCTGCTCGGCGCGAACGACCTGCGCATCTACCGGATCGACCGCGACGCCGAGCTCGAGAAGCTGATGCTCGAGCGGCTCGCCGACTTCTGGCGCCGGGTGCAGGAACGCGACCCGCCGCCGCCGACCTCGCTCGACGACTGTGACCTGCGCTGGCCGCAGGACAACGGCAAGCAAATCGTCGCGACGCCCGAGATCGCCAAGGCGGTCGAGGAGCTCCGGATCCTCCGCGGCACGCTCAAGGCCTACGGCGCGAACGAATCGGAGCTCGAGCTGCAGGTCAAAGTCTTCATGGGCGAGCACGCCGAGATCCTGCTCGACCGCGAGGGCAAGACGCTTTCCACCTGGAAAACGCAGTCGGCGCGCAGGCTCGATTCGAAGCGCCTGCAGGCCGAGCAGCCGGCGATCTACGAGGCCTACGTCAAAGCATCAACGAGCCGGGTGTTCCGGCTGAAGGGAACCTGAAATGTCAGCCGAAGAACGCGAAGTATCGATGGCCCCGGATATGGGCCTCGTCAGCACGATCAGCAAGGCAGAGCTCGACCAGGCCATCACGACCGCGCGCGCCTACCCGCGGAGCCTGAAGCGCTTCGTGACCGAGTGCATGGACATGGCGACGCTGAACGAGCAGATCGCCAGCGAGTGCATCTACGCCCTGCCCCGCGAGGGCAAGATCATCGAGGGGCCGAGCGCGCGGCTCGCCGAGATCGTGGCGTCCGCCTGGGGCAACTGCCGGGCCGGCGCGCGCATCGTCGAGGAGGGCCGCGAGTTCGTGACCGCGCAGGGGGTCTTCATGGACCTCGAGCGCAACGTCTCAATCACCTATGAGGTGCGCCGGCGGATCACTGGGCGCGACGGCCGACGGTTCAAGGCCGACATGATCGGCGTCACGGCGAACGCGGCCTGCTCGATCGCGCTCCGGAACGCTGTCTTCAAGGGCGTGCCCAAGGCGTTCTGGTCCTCGATCTACGACGCGGCCCGCAAGGTGATCGCCGGCGACTCGAAGACGATCGCGAACCGCCGGGCTGAGGCGCTCGCCTACCTGCAGAAGGTCGGCGCGACCGAGAAGATGGTGCTCGAGCGGCTCGGCGTCGCCGGCATCGAGGACATCGGGCAGGACGAGCTCGTGCTCCTCCGCGGCCTCGCGACCGCGATCAAGGAGGGGGATACGACGGTCGAGGAGGCCTTCGCGCCGCAGGACCAGGCGGGGGCGCCGGCGGCGACCCAGACGGGGCGCGCGAAGGACGCGCTCAAGGCGGCTGGCGCCGCGGCCGCACCGGCGCAGGCTCAGCCGCAACAGCCCGCGGCCGCGGTTCCGTTCTTCACGGTCGAGACCGCGATCACCGCGCTTCGCAGCGCGCCGAACCTCATCGAGCTCAACCGCGCCTGGGCGGACATCGGCCTCGACTTCAAGGAGTCGAAGCGCGACCTGCCGATCGACGTCGAGGCGGTGTTCAACGAGCTGCGCGAGGCGTTCACCGAGCAGCAGCCGGCCAAGGGTGCCGAGGAGCGTCCGGCGCAGCCGCGCGGACGTCGGGCATGAGCGCCGCCCTCAAATCCGGGGGGGGGGGGCGTGACTGCAAAACCAGTCAAGGCTGCCCCGCGCTTCGCAGTGCAGAAGGGCGTTCCGATCCCGCCGCGCATCGGCGGCGGCCGCTCCTCGGTCTGCCCGTATCCGTTCCTCGA